TTCTGTGGACTCACAGAACATTGCCAATTCACGAAGGAAAAATAAATGCTCAAAGTAAATACACTAACAGCACAAGATGTGTTGGTAGCACTTGAAATGAAACTCATTACACAGGATGAAGCACGCGAAGCACTTGGCTTTGCAGTTACTAAGGAGGATAAGTAATGGCAGAAGATTGGAAGTTACAGGTCTCTTACAAGACCAACGGTGGGGATATGGTAAATGTCCGTGCTAATACTGCAGATGAACTTAGCGTATTGCTAGAGGGAATCTCTGATTACTCAACACAGATTGCAGCAACAGGAAGAATGCTTAATGGTGCAAGTGTGGTAGCCCCTTTGGGGACGCCTACTTCAACTCCCGCGCAGCAAGCAACTCCTACCTTCGTAACCGCCCCGACAGCGGAAGCATCAGGTACTACCCCAACGTGTCTACACGGGGAGCGAAAGTTCCTATCGGGAATCAGCAAGAAGAACGGCAAGCCATATCGGATGTGGGTTTGTCAACAACCGCAAGACCAGGGTCAATGCACACCAGTCAACGGTTAAATCTAGATATATAATAAGAATTGGCAGAGGGGTATTTATTAGGGGAAGATATTTACCCCTCTTCCAACCTAAGACGGGAGAACGCAATGGAAAAAACAATTAAATATTTATTGCAAGAAGCATACGTCGATGGTTACAAAGATGCTCGTGAATCAATAGCACAGGAGATTGAAAAATTACCAGTTGAAAGTTCAACTACCAACGCAGTAGGTATGAAGTCTATTGCCATAAAAGTTGCACGAGGTAAGCAGTGAGAACTCTTGTACGCTCAGTAGGTAGAGCAGACATTGGTGGGGAACCATTACCTGCAGTCTTTCGTTCACTTGATTCAAACAAAATTATATTTCGTAGAGCAGAAGTCTCTATGCTTGCAGGCACACCAGGTGTGGGAAAGTCCACTCTAGCACTGGCTTTAGCCCTTAAAATGAAAGTCCCATCTCTTTATATTTCAGCAGATACCAACGCACACACTATGGCTATGCGTCTTGCATCAATGATTAGCGGTAAGAATCAGACTGACGTTGAGACACTAATGAATAGTGATTACGGATGGACTAAGGCAACCCTTACTAGAGGTGCACACATTGTCTGGTCATTTGAATCTTCTCCTACTCTGCAAGATATAGACGAAGAGGTTCAAGCCTTTGAAGAATTGTGGGGATGTCCACCAACTGCAATCTTTGTGGACAATCTAATGGACATTGCCACAGATGGTGGTGAAGAGTTTGCATCTATGCGTGCAATTATGAAAGAGTTAAAGTATCTTGCGAGAGCAACTAATGCTGCGATTATTATACTCCACCATACTAGTGAGGCTGTGCCAGGTAATCCTTGTCAGCCACGAAGTGCACTCCAAGGCAAGGTCGCACAGTTACCTGCTCTTATCTGTACACTTGGTGTTGTTGGGACTTCTATGGCTATTGCCCCTGTAAAGAATAGATACGGAAGAGCAGATGCAAACGGGGATTTGCTAGCGTGGCTAGCATTTAACCCTGAGTATATGTTTATGGACGACATACCAGATAACTCATAGGAGAGAAATGATTAGAGAAGAAGAAGACGATAGAACTCAAGAGATGCGTGCATTTGTTTTACTTGAACTTAAACAAGAGACTGCTAAGTTAATTGAAAAGATTGAATCAGCCAAGGTTCCAATCACTGATGAGTGGACTGAAGGTGTTAACGCTGGGTTAGAATGGGCAGTGCGTATCCTCAAGAAGGATAAGAGTGTCTCTTAGTGTGGACTTATGCACTCAGTACAACTGAGGAAGCAACTGCTGTCGAAGTAGGTTATCAACGGCAGAAGCCATACTTTGGTGACCCAACTAGAAACATTAACTACTCAGAGGGTGACCTATGGGAGATGTGGCAACACGTTGTATGTGCGGGTTCAGAGTTAGCGTTTGCGCGGATGGTTGGTAAGAAAGATTTTGTACCACACTTTAACAAGTGGAAGTCTGAGTTAGATATTCCTGGATTGGGTGAGGTTCGCTATTCATTTCCACCTATCAGGGGTCTTCGATATACAACACGAGATGAAGATAATTTAATTTATGTTCTAACAACAGGTGGTCTTTGTAATAAAGAACGACGCAATGCACCTGACTGGAAAGGACCAGATTATGTAGCAGTTGGTTGGATGTATGGTAAAGATTGCAAGAAAGATGAATGGAAATATAACGAGAAGACTTGGTATGTTCCAATAGAATATCTCAATCGAATGGAGACATTACCTAATGCCATCACAGAGTAGGAAACATCGTGGGTACAGGTCACAGAAAGTACTGGCTAACTATTTGGTTGACAATGGATTCCCTTTTGCGGAGTCTACTGGTGCTGGACGTAGTGGCACTGATGTTACTGGTACGGTGGGCATTGACTGGGAAGTAAAGGCAAGAACAGGATTTAATCCTAGTGCCGCCATTCAGCAATTAAAAGATAGAGCAAACAATGACCTTGGCGTAGTTGTGCTACGATTGAATGGTCAAGGAGAAAAGAGTGTATCCGATTGGGTATGCTTACTCAGACTGGAGGATGCGGTGAAACTATTAAGAGATGCGGGATACGGTGATAAGAATTGACAGCGACCTTCCGCCAATTGCGGACATACTCAGACACTACGGTGCGAATCTTAGACAAACGCACGGGCAAGTTAATCTCAAGTGTCCTTTTCATTCAGACACACACCAGTCAGGAAGTGCAAACCTCGATAAGAACATCTTCATTTGTTTCGCCTGTGGTGTCCAAGGCAATAGTATTCAAATCATTGTCAGACAAGAAGGGATGAGTTTCAATGAGGCAAAGCATTTTGCAGAAGGAATTACTGGGGAAAGCAGCAGCAGGGTACGCGGAAAACATTTATCAGGCGGAAGGTTACCTAAAAAGCAGAGGTATTCCTCTGGAGGTAGCACGTCTGGCGTCATTAGGCGTAGTCGCGGAGCCTGAGACAGGGCACGAAGCGTTCAAGGGTAGGTTATCTATCCCTTACATTACTAAAACTGGTGTAGTTGACTTGAGATTTAGAAGTTTAAACCCAGCAGTTGAACCCAAGTATATGGGTATGACTGGTGCAGAGACCAAGATGTACAACGTACTAGATGTGGAGAGAGCCAGTGATTTTATTGGAGTCTGTGAAGGTGAGTTGGATACCCTTACTTTGTCTGCTTGCATTGGGATTCCTTGTGTTGGAGTACCAGGTGCGAACAGTTGGAAGAAGCACTACACACGATTGTTGGCGGACTTTGAAAGGGTCTTTGTATTCGCAGATGGAGACCAGCCTGGAACGGAATTCGCCCGTAGTCTTGCCCGCGAACTACCAGTTACTATCATTCAACTACCCGACGGACACGATGTTAATTCAATGTTCGTGCAAGAAGGCGTTGACTACTTCAATCAAAAGATGGGTGTAAATGAACATTGAGGATACTCCTCCCCATAATCATTGCAACGATTGCAACATAACCTTTCCCGATTCTTTTGCCTTGATAGACCATATGATGGAAGAGGGTGAAGAGTTTGACCCGTACTACCTGTTGCCCTCTGGATTTAAACTTATGCTAGGGTCAATGCTACGGTTCCTGTTCGACAATGCAGACGACCCAGACCAGATTAAAATGATAACTCAGTCTACTTATGTTACACTATTTGCTAGTGAGAATGGTTACGACCTAGTAGATGAGTTAGTCGAAGATATGATTGTCAGGTCTGCACTTCAAGACTTTGACCGAGACTTACAAAACTTACTAGCGGAGGAACCAGATGACAAAGAAGGCGGAGCGTGAAGAGATATGGCAGATTATTCAGTACCTCGCGGGACTAGGATTGAACGTAACAAAGACGGAGATTCAGGGAACTACCTTGATGGTTTCGTTAGCCATTCCATTGTTGCACGCGAACTCCACCTCGAAGTAAATCTTGCTAACGTAACTAAAGAATTATCTAAACTGCTTGTCTCTAAGCATAAAGATTATGGTCCAAAGAATATTTCCCAAGCACCAGGTGGTGCAATCAATGGGTTACGTGTGCGTATGCACGATAAACTTGCTCGCATTAACAATCTGATTGACAGTGGCGCAAGCCCTGAGCACGAATCTCTTGAGGATTCCTTCAAGGATATGGCTAACTATGCAATCATTGGGTTGCTAGTGTTAAGAGGTAAGTGGGACGAATGAAAGAACAGGAGTTGTTCGACTGGCTCAAAGAAGAACATTTCCCAGATTTAATACACTCCCCAGAACTCTTCGATGGATTCGATTGCATTACAGATATGTACAAAATGTTTATCGAACTTAAGTCACGCAATACACATTACGATACGTTGTTGCTTGAGAAAAAGAAGTACGATTTTCTCATCACCAAGTCTGCTGAACTTGAGTTGACACCTTACTACATTAACTACACACCTGAGGGCGTGTGGTCTTTTCGCCTTGACTTGATGAACAATCTTGTGTGGGAAGATAAGTGGTTGCCAGTTACAACTGAGTTTGCTAACAAGAATAAGATGATGAAGCCTGTCACCTTCCTTAAGATAGTGGACGGGACAAAGATTAAATGATTGAGTGGGAGAGAATAAAGCGTTGGGATTATGTAGTAGATGCTGTCGCATCTGAATACTCTCGTAAGTCTCCGACCGTTGACATTGAAGACATCAGACAATCCTTGTATCAGTGGTTTGTAGAGCACCCAAACAAACTAGATGCTTGGGAAAAGATAGGTGACAAGGATGCAAAGAACCTTATCTATCGTAGCCTACGCAATCAAGCCTTAGATTATTGCAACCATTGGAAAGCAAAGTCTGGTGGCTATGAGACTAGCGATTTATTTTATTACGAAGCAGATATGGTTGAGGCATTGCTTCCACCTGTACTGCGTGGAGAGTGGGGCGTAACCCACAAACTAAATCTTGGTAGAACTGGTCGTCCTTCTGCACCTAATGAAGGTGGCAACCTTATGGCAATGATGATTGAAGTTGACTATGCATTCTGGAAACTACCAAAGGATGATAGGAAAGTATTATTCCTACGCTACTCAGAGTCAATGGACTTCGGTGACATTGCAAAGGAACTAGATATGGGTACAGAAGATGCAGTTCGTATGCGTCACAAGCGTGCTATTCGCAAACTCATTAACAAGATTGGTGGGTTCAAACCATTCCGCGATTACGACGATGCCCCCACAGAGGAAGACTCAGGCGTTGACTCTGCTGGGTCTACCCAAAGTGACTCACCGTATGAGTCGTAGAACTCTTCAATCTCTTTGCCACTAGCAAACTGTAAACCTTCGCCCTCTGTTCTGAAACATACAGAGCAACCACCGCCTTGACATATCTCACACATCTCTAACCTCCTGTTGAATAGAATCCAGTTCCCTTGAACTGAACTGCTGGTGTGTTGTAGATTCTACTAGATACTTGCCCACAAATGCAAGCAACTTCATCATCTCGTTCTTCCATTTTGCGATTTATAATTGTAAGCGAGTGACACTTACGACATCTGTACTCATAGTTAGGCATCAGAACTCCAAACCTATATACCAAAACCCTATGGTCAGGTCAAGGTTGTGTCTGTTAATCTGAAATCCAATACCAAATGCACTTATCTTGCCCCAATAAAACCAAGACTTGCCAATCTTTTTCTCACTCATTCATCTCTCCAATCCATAGGTGTTGGTGCAGTGCTGATTGCCTTGCACTCTTTGCATTCCTGTTTTAAATCGTACCAACTTACTTCCCTTGTCTCTTCGTCCCACATCACGGTGACTACAAACATCTTGCACCCACAAATACAGGTTAGTATAGGTTTACCAGTTAAGTCAAGCACTTAGTACCAACCCCTAGTGTGGTGCGACCAAGCCTTGCACGGTGTGCCATAGCGATGTTCGATATAGCGATAGGCTCTGAGTATCTGAACTGCTGGGTCTTTACTCTTCTCGCCTAACATCTGTGCAATTCCGTAGGCTGATGAGCCTTGTTGGTTCTTGGCTAAGTGGTCGAAACGACTTTCCTTCATAAAGATTTTATAGACACAGGCTCGCTGAGTTTTATCCCAACCCCAGCCAACTTGGGCATAGCGCATTGCCATTATCTTGTTGGCTTTCTTTTCTTCCATTGTTGCCTTGGTTCTTATGACTGGTGGCTTATCATCCCTTGTCTTTATTGTGTGGTTCAACTGCACAATTAAAAGACTGGCAGTTAAAATTGATAGAACAATAAATCGATTTCTCATCTATCTATCCTAGCAATTTTCGAGCGAACATTCCTTCTGTGTCTTTGCTCTGCTCGAACCATATTTTCCTGCGGCTTATTCGTTGTCAATAAGTACCGCTCAACAGTGAGTAAGCCCCCCCAGATTGAGCCGTGACCACCAGTAAACTCTAGGTTCTGACGCTCTAGCCCCTGCTGTAAACACTTATCCCTGACTGGACATATTTGGCACAACTCTATTGCCTGTACACTTCGCAACACTTCCAACTTTTGTATGTCTCCGTCAATAGAATTATCGTAGTGCCATAAATCGGGGTCTGGGTGTTGATTACAGTTGCCTTCTTCGTGCCATCTTCTATCTGGCAACGTCATTAAATCACCGCTTTTAATTGTGCAACTGGTAAAACATTTACTGCTTCACCCTTGTATTCATCACTCCATAAAGTCTTTGATTCTTGTTGGTGTTCATAGAGCCATTCGTCTTGCTCTGTGTATGTCATAGTCTTCCATTGTGCGGGTAGTTCTGTGCCCTCTGGTAGCCATACATTGACAACCTTTACGCCCTTTGTTTCATACACTATCTGCATTTGCTGTTGCATTAGTTACTCCTATCCATATGAAGCCATCTTGGTGGCGTGTAATCTGTCCTAGTATTTCAAACCATTGTTCATCTACTTCTGCTGTAATAATTCGACTCACTTTTTTCTCTCCCGTTCTACTATTTTGTTTTCGCATTCCTCGCAAGTATCAGAGCGGTATAGGTTGTAATCAAAATGTTTATCGCAACTTTTACATTTGATAAAGTCTGAGTCGTCGTAAAAGAATGGGTCGTTGAGTTGTGGTTCACTCATAAGTAAGACGCCTCCAATACTTCATCAGTCAAATTGTCAAGCGTGCATTCAAGACTCTCTTCATACTGAGGATTTTCCTGCCATTCAGTAGCCCATTCAGGGTCAGCGATGAAGTTTCTACCATCTAAAAAGTTTAGTTCATAGCC